CGTGGTCGGCGTCCGCGAGTCGGAGAGCCGGGCGTCGTTCCCCTGGCAGACCGTGCCAGCGGCCGAGCCGAAGTTTGGCACCAGGGCGCCGCTCGAGGTCGTGAGCCCAGCCCCGACCGAGAGGCCGACCGTCTGCGCGGCGTAGGTGACCGGAGCCGTGGCCGAGACGACGCCGGGATCGCCCTGCGGGCCGGTCGCGCCTGCTGGGCCTGTTGCTCCCGCCGCACCCGTGGCGCCGGTCGCTCCAGTGGCACCCGCGGCCCCGGCTGGGCCCTGCGGCCCCTGCGGGCCGGTGTCTCCGGTGTCGCCCTTCGGGCCTTGCGGCCCCGTCGCTCCAGCGGCTCCTGTGGCCCCGGCCGCGCCGGTGTCGCCCTTCGGAAGCGTGAGATTCAGCGTCTGGTTCGGAGCCGCGCCGGTGATCGTCGCGGCCGCGGTCGCGCCGCTCGTCACAGTGCCGACGGCGAGCGTGTTTGCCGGGCCGGCGGAGCCGGTCGCGCCTGCCGCGCCCTGGGCCCCGGCAGGGCCCTGGCCGCCGGAGACCGATACCCCGACGTTCTGTTCGCTCGCGGTGACGGAGATCGGGCTCACGGGTAGACCTCGACGGTTCCTTGGGTGGCGGTCCGCTTCGCGTCGCCGGGGGCGACCCACTCGACGCGGAGCCCGTAGGTGCCGGCCGCCAGGGCGGCGGTCTGGACCTCGGAAAGGGCCAGGTTGATCTGGCCGGTCGCGTGGGAAACGACCGTGAGCGTCGGCGTGGCGACGGTGACCCCGGTCACGACCGAGTAGATCGCCGCCGCGAACGTGTATCCGGTCGTCGCGAACGAGAAGTCGAGCAGCGTCGAGAACTCATCGCCGCGCCGGAACGCGACGGAGAGCGGGCCCGGGAGGGAAGTGACCAGTGCCATGCCGCGAGGTTATTCCGGGAGACGGTCGCCGGAAAAGTTTGGGTGCAGAGGATGCGAGCATTCCGCGCGGTGTAGGTCGCTCCATCCGGCCTGGATCTCCTGGCAGATCGTGGCGATCTCGGCCGGCGTCGGGTCGACCAGGCGGAGGCCCCGGCGGGGCCGGCCGCCGCCGCGGCCCTGCCCGACCTTCGCGTCGGCGAGCTGGTCCAGGATCCGCGTCAGGAGACGCCGATAGGTGACCCCGACCGCGGAGGCGACGTCGCGATGGCATACCCCGTCTGCCAGGAGCCGCCGGGCGAGCTGCTCCTGTTCGGGAGACAGCCAGAGTTTCAGGTCCTTCTGGGCCCTGGACACGGTCAGAGCCTCCGGATCTGGATGATCGTCCGGGCCGGCTCGCCGCGGGCGGCGTAGCGCTTGATCGCGCGGCCGTCGATCACCTGGGTGTCGTCGTGCCAGACGCCCCCGCAGGCCGTCACGGCGTCCTGGACGCCCTTCGCCAGGTTATCCCAGTCGCCGCACCGCAGGCCCGGGAACGCCGGGGCCGAGGCCGCCAGGTCGCCGGCCTTCGTCCAGTGCGAAGGCGGCCGCGCGAACACGCACACGATCACGACCTCGAACGGCCCGTCGCTCGCCTTCCAGCGGCGCCGCTTGGCCTCGAGGCCGACGCGGATCGCGATCGCCTGTTTGTATGGGCGGATCGTCTTCCCGGGCGTATACATGTGCCCGCCGCGCGTAGCCCGCGCCCGCGGCTGCGGGATCGGGTCGCCCGGGATCTCGACCGTGATCTCGTCTGGTGCATCCATGCACCGACGACGCTATCGGTTCCAGTCCACGAGTCCAGCGCGGCAGCGGAGGCGTGATAGGCGGCCCCGCATAACGCCGGCTTCCCCCGTCACGCCGCAGCCTGGCGTCGATTTTGCGTCGCGTTATACGGCAGGGGGCGGGTTATACCGGGCCGTATAAATGTGGTTCTGTGGGCTACTTGCGAGCCTCGCGGATCGCCTTTGCCATCGCATCTTGGATACGAGGGTGTATCGGCACAGCCTGCGACTGAATCGCCTTTGGCTTCCTGCCGTAGACCAAAGGCCACACTCTCCAGTCGGCTCTGGTGTCTGCAATCAGCATTCGCGCAACAGCATCGGCGTCCTCTTCGCAGCGAAATATCTCATGGTGGTGAAAACGCTCGCCAACGCGAACCACTGCATACGCAACGGGGGTGCGATCACTCATGTCTATACTCCGTTCGCCACAGAACCAGCGGATGCAAGAGACGGCTCGGCCGCGTCATTCGGTGTGGTCATGTCTTCTCCTCGCCGCTCCTGATCCTTCACGTTCTCAGCCTACTCCTGAACTTTGGTCCCGACGTCATACGGGTATCCGTTCTCCGGGTCGTCGGAGTAGGTGCCCTCGGAGTGGTTGTCCCACCAGGGGATCTTTGAGTCTGGCAAGGATTCGTCGGCCGCGTCGGTCATTTGGTTCGCTCCAGCAGACCTCGCAGCGCGGCGAGAATTTCCTCGTCCTCCTCGCTCGGCCCGTACTCGTCGCAAAGCCTCTGGTAGTTGGCAGTCGCCGCGGCCACCGCCTCCCGCTCCGCATCGGTGAGCGTGGGCTGCGGCCGCGGCGCGCATCGTTCCGCGTCGTTCCCGCAACGGCATTCCTCGGGCCATTCCGTCATTTGCAACGTGCGCAGCCCGAACCCGCGCGCATCGTTTTCGACACGACTCGCACCGTTCGCGCATTGTTCGACGGACGATCGCCGAGAGACTTCGCGCGTCGATTCGATCACCGCCCGCTCCTCGTTCGTGAGCCGCGCCACCGGCTCCGGCTCGACCTCGAGGGCCTCGGCCTCCAGCGGGACCGCGTGAGCCTGGCCGATCCGCCCAGCGAGCAGGGCGTCGAGCATGTGCCGGCGGCAGAGCTGCCGGTCGGCGACGGTCCATCGGGCCGCGTCGCCGCAGCGGGGGGCGGTGCAGGGTGTCATGCCGCACCTCCTTGACGGATCTTGTCCGCGATCGCCCGCTTGCTGGCCTCGAAGGCCGCCAGCTCGCCGGGGCTCCAGGTCGACAGCGGAGCCGGGGGCGGCTCCTCGCCCGGCCTGCCGGCCGGCCTGGCGTGCCGCGGGTTGTCGAACTGCCCGCCGAGGACCTTGTCCACGAAGCCGGGGGCGACGAGCTGCGGCAGCGTCACCGGGTCGGCGAAGTAGCGGCAGCGGGGCAGGGCCTCGATCGCCGCGAGGGCCTTCTCGAACCATCCGGGCTCGTCCAGCCGGTCCGCGAGCTTGTCCGGGGCCGTCGGCAGGCACCATGCCTTCCCGTGTTTCCGCTTCACGGCGGCCGCCCAGGCCGTCCGGAGCGTCTCCCAGCCGGGCGGGCCGGCAGGGCCGCCGTCCTCCGGCTGCGCAGCATCCCCCGGGGAAGAAGAAGAATTTCTATCTCCTCTATCTCCTCTCTCTAGGGCGCGCGGCGCCCCTGCTGGGGGCGCCATGCGCCCCGAGCGGGGGCGCGTAGCGCCCCCAGCGGGGGCGCTACGCGCCCCCGCCTTGTCGACCTGGTGCCGAACCGTGGTCAAAGCCCGTGATTTCGCGGCTTGCGAGAACCGACGCTCCCATCCGGGGATCGCCACAGTTCCGCTCTCCGCGTCGATCACGAGCCAGCCCACGGCCTCGACCTCCCTCCAGAACTCCTCGTCGCCCCCGCAGAGCCTCCCCAGGAGCCGGATCGACATCCGGGCCGTCCCGTCGGAGCTGTTCAGGGCCGCCCACCCCCAGAGCATCAGGAGCCGGCCGACGACCTGGTCGGGGGCGAGCCCCGTCCGGTCGACCAGCTCGAGGACCTCCGGCTTCTGGGGGAGACAGACATCGTAGGGAATCCATTCACCGGCCATACGTCAGACCTCCACCGCGTCTTCGTTTTCCAGCCAGTCGCGCTGGGCCTCGAACCACTCAGCTGCCGCCAGGATCGACCTCCGTTCTCCTGGCGGGCAGTCAGCCAAGCCCTCCAGGAGCGACTCGGCGGCCTGTCTAAAACCAAACGCCAGGTCTTTCCGGCACTGCGAAAGCATCTCTTTCGTTATTTCCACGAAACACTCCTTTCCTCACAAAACGCGGCCAGCGTCACCGCGACGCGGCCGTGATCTGCCACACCCTCGCCCCTGCCGTCCCGCAGGCTTTCAGCTCGTCGGGATCTGCGAGGTCTTCCTCCGGCACGAAGTAGGCCGGCCGGCCGTCGCCGGCGAACCAGTAGGCCTCCGCCTTCGCGTCCCGACCGGTGATCCAGCCAACGATCTCGTATGTCGGGAAAACTCCCCTGACGAGGACGAATGGCGCGTCGTCCTTGTCGGCCTTGTGGACGATCAGGCGACCAGTCGGGTACTTCGTCGACCGGACCTCGAGGCCCGATACGTCGCCTGCGGCGTCGATCCCGCGGGCCGCGGTCCAGTAGAGGCCGAGAGCCTTGGCGACCGCCATCTCCGCGCCGGATGACTCGATGTCGTTCCCCCAGAGATCTCCTTTCGGCGTCGAGTACGGCTCCGAGAGCCGTTCGTTGATCGCCTTGATCCTGCGGAGCGACCCGACGTAGGCGGCGAACATCTGCTCCATCCATGTAAGCGTCACCAACTGATTTTTCATGGCTCCTCCGTGTGTTCGTGCCCCGTGTCGTGGGGCGGCCGGCGGATCCGGGTCTCGGTGAGTCAGGCCGCTCCCGGGTGTCTGCTGCCGGTGTTACTTCGCGACCGCCGGCTGCGCTCTCCCTGGGGCCGAGATAGGCAGCCCCTTCCGGCCCGGGAGCGGGCCGTGTCTCCTGGTCAAAATGGAATGTCGTCTTCCGGCGGCCGCGAGACGGCGTCGGCCTTCTTCGTGGCGGTCCTGGCGGCCGGCTTCGCTGCCGGCTTCGCTGCCGCCGGCTCGGCCGCCTGGTGGAACTCGCCCACGTTCGCGAATAGCCCGCCCTTCGTGCCGGTGCCGTGCCAGATCCTCGCCGCGACTCGCCGGCCGACGACGCCGTCGCCGCCGGCCAGGATCGCGTCGCGGAGCTGGCCGCCGGTCATCCCGAGGACCCTCGCGAGCGAGCCGGCGATCGTCGCGAACGACTTCGCGGTCGTCGGCGGGTTCGCCTTGACCCAGTAGTAGCGGGCGTCGTCGTGGACGAGCGTGACGGAGAGCCGCCCGTCCGCGATCTCGGCCGCCTTGATCGTGAAGGCGTGGTGACCCTCGCCGATCGTCTCCCGCTCGGCCCGGACATCCCGCTCGAAGTCGTCGGTCCCCTCGTCCAGCATGTCAAAAGCATCAGCCATCGGTGACGGTCTCCTGGGTAGTGGGTTCGATCTCCTCGTGCCGGGCGTTTGCCTCGTCGGTCAACTGCGACCAGTCGTCATCGGAAAGCCGCCCTTCGGATAGGGCCTTGTCGATCCCGTCGACGACCTTCCCTAAATCCTTCACCGTGGCGGCCGCGGCGATGTGCTTCCGGACGATCTCGACCAGATCGGCCCCGGAGGCCCGCGTCGGTTTGGTCGCCGGCGCCTTCACCGGCTGGGCCGCCGGCGGGGCCAACGGCGTCGGAGTCCCGTCGGCCAGCCAGGCGGCGAGCTGCCGCCCGAAGTCCTCGCCCGGCTTCTCCAGGAGCTTGTCCTGGAACTTCCCGGTCCGGTCCTTGATCACGTTCGCGATGTGGTCCGTCGAGATCTCGACCAGGAGGTCGAATTCGTACTCGACGCCCTTCCCCTGCTCGGGAGCCAGGCCGACCCGCTGCGGGGTCTTCTTGCCCCGCCCGTCGTCGACGGTCGTCCACTCGGTTTTCGACCGCATGGTCCCGATAACGTGCCCGGGGAACCCGAGGATCGCGGCGACGAGCTTCCGCTGGAGCGGCGTCCCCTCCGACCAGGCCGACCATGTGTTCCCCCGGTACTTCGCCTTCGCGAGCTTCTCGACCTCCTCGCACAGGCTTTGCCAGCCGTGGGAGAGCGAGTCGATCACGAGGACCGCGTACCCGGCCTCTCCCGCCTCGTGGATCGCGGCGACGTAGCCCTCGATCGTGAGGTCCCGCAGCTCGAGGACGTCGAAGTCGAACCGGTCCGAATACTTCGACGCGGAGCCGCGCTCCGTGTCGATCACGGCGATCGGGCCGCCGAGGCCCGTCCCCACCCGCAGGGCCGAGAACGTCTTCCCGGCGCCGCTCGGCCCGAAGAAGGCCGCCCGCAGTTTCGCGGCTGCCTTCGTTGCTTTCTTGAATCCTGCCATCGTCACTCCCTCCATCCAGGTGAAAAGCCGCGGGCGGGCTCCGCCCGCCGCGGCGTGGTGTCGCTTCCCTGCCAGCCGGCATCCCGCCGGCATCCTCGACCGCTGCATCCGTTGCGGCGGT